CGGCGGTAAAGCCCCTGCTCGCAGAGGTGGGTGCGGTCATCGTGATTGAGGACGGGCTTGAGATGGTAGGAGACAGAATCTACATCAAGGCAACGGCATCGTTTTATGAGACTGAGAACGGCACACGAATCAGCAACACGGCATACGCACGTGAGGAAGAGGCAAAGAAGGGGATGGATGGCAGTCAGATTACGGGAACGGCATCCAGTTACGCCCGCAAATATGCCCTCAACGGCTTACTGCTGATTGACGATACCAAGGATGCCGACACGGATGAGAACAGGAACGAAAGGGACAACAGATACATTGACCAAAACAGAGACCCTGCAATAGATCGCACTGGTCAGCCCGCGTATCCGGCAAAAGCAGAAATGCTCGGAGTTATCGCCAAGGCGTACCCAGAAGGAAAGGTGAGAGAAACCCTGCTAATGGCTATGCACGCCAAGACCCTTGAGGAAATGAGCGATGCGGCGATCAAGGCAGTCTATAACAAGTGCATGGAGAAGAAGAAATGAACTTCACCGGAAGAATCACCGGCATAAGCCGTGATTATGAGACTTCAAAGCCGGTCCTGCAATTGGCAGTCAATGAAAGCCTTTACGGCATCGATGATCTGAAAGACAAGGATCTGTCGATCAAGATCGTGAGGAAGACCAGAAAAAGAAGCCTCGATGCAAATGCGCTTATGTGGCACTGCATCGGAGAGATCGCAAAGTCCTTTAATCCTCCGAGAGACAAATGGGAGATATACCTTGAATCCCTCAGAAAGTATGGAAAGTACACTTATGTACTTCTTAGCGAAAAAGCAGTTGAGACCTTCAAGGGGTTGTGGAGAGAGACGGAAGTAGTCGGAGAGGTGGATGTAAACGGCAGGAAAGCAGTTCAACTGCTTTGCTACTACGGTTCATCCACCTACGATACAAAAGAGTTCTCAGTGCTCCTGGATGGCATCATCGAGGACATGAAAGACTTAGGACTTCAAGCACCGATGCCGCGAGAGGCCCGGGCGGCGCTTGAAGAATGGGAAAGACAACATGGACGAAAAGAAGAGAAAACAGGGTAAGTCATCCCGGGAAAAGGGAGCAAGGTTTGAACGCGAATTGTCAAAACTGTTCAATGAGTATGGATTTAATACACACAGAGGATATGTGCAGTTCAAACAGTCTGATGTGATCGGGCTTGAAGGCATTCACATAGAAGCCAAAGCAGTTGAGCGATTGAATCCGTGGGCAGCCCTTCAGCAGGCAACAGAAGAAGCTGAGAAACGTAAGGATGGAATGCCGGCTGTTTTCTGGAAACGGAGCCGGAAAGGAATCATGGTCTGCATGTCATTCGATGATTTTATGACACTTTACAAAATAGCGAGGGGTAAAGGCTATGACGCAAACACAAACAGAAATTGTTTTGAACCACATCAAGCAGAACGGGGAGATAACATCCCTGGAGGCGTTTGATCTGTATCAAATAACGCGCTTGTCCGGCCGTATTCACGACTTACGGAGACAGGGGTACAACATTACCACCGAGAAGAGAAAAGCCAAAAACGGGGCAATGTACGCGGTGTATAGATTGGAGGAAGGAGAAGAATGAACGTGCTTCAATTAATAGCATCGTCGAGTTTTTTGACAGTTAACATGGCCATTGCCAAAAAAGTTGGAAACGATGCTGCGATACTTCTTGCTGAGCTTGCTTCTTCACAGGTCTATTTTGAAAACAATGGAATGTTGACTGATGGCATGTTCTTTGAAACGGTCGAACTGATTGAAGATCGCACGAATCTCACAAAGTATCAACAGTCAAAAGCTGTAAAAGTATTGGAAGAAGCCGGAATACTGAAAACCAAATTAAAAGGAATACCGGCAAAGAGATATTTCGCTGTGGATGGTGAAAAAATACTCGAACTTGTTGACTGCAAGAAGTCAAAAAACTAGACCACTGGAGGTCAAAAAACTTCACCACAGGAGGTCAAAAAACTTGACCGTAATAATAAAAGATATAACAAGAATAGAGAAATAATAATAGATAAAAATAATATTGTTTCGGAATCGTCACTATCTGAACCTGTGAAAGAAAAGGTCTTGGACTTCCTGGAATACAGAGAAGAGATTAAAAAACCGTACAAGTCAGAGCGAAGCATACAGAGCTTTGTGAAACAGGTGGAGAATCAGGAACAGATTCACGGTTCAATTGCTGTGATTGAATGTATTGATAAGTCCATTCAGAGCGGATGGCAAGGTGTGTTTTGGGACAAGATAGAAAATTCAAGGCCGACTAGCAAGCTCGACATGATCGACCAGTGGGCGGCAAACATGGAGAGG